TTCATACAAAGCGAAGACGTTCTCTCCGACCTTGGCCAAGGTGGCAACCTGCTGGCCACGGTCAACGATCCGAACGTCACCCGGCACCGCGGCATGGTGATCATCGCCGAGGCCGGCGGCGGCGGCCTGGAGGTCGCGCAGAAGCGCGCTACCTGGGAAATGGTCCGCCGGGCAGGGCGATCGCGCACCGTGCGCGTCAAGGTCGACAGCTGGCGCGACAGTGCAGGCACGCTCTGGACGCCCAACACGCTGGCCTCGGTGAATTTGCCGAGCCAGAAGCTGGTCGCAGCGGGTTTCCTGATCAGCGAAGTGTCGTATGTGCGCAACGATGAGGATGGCACCACCGCCGACATCACGCTCATGCCGCCGGACGCATTCCGGCCAGAACCGATCCTTCTGCAGCCTATCTTTGGCGATATCGCGCACACGGCATCATGAGTGACCACAACCTTACGTCCATACGGCAGATATGGAACCGGGTGCTGTCGATGGTTGGTCGCGGCCGCACCACTGCTGCCCCAAACGACGCCGGCGCCGTCCAGATGCTTCAGCTCACGCTGAGTCCGCTGGAGACGCGCGACAACACTCCGCGACTGGCCGAGTTCGGATTCACGTCCGCGCCGCCCGCCGGATCCGATGCCGTGCTGGTGTTCCTGGGCGGAAACCGCAAGACGGGGATCGTCATTGCGACCGGTAACCAGCAGACGCGCCCGACCGGGCTCAACCCGGGCGAAGCGCAGATCTACGATGCCTTCGGCAAGTCGATCTACCTGACCGAAAACGGCGGGATCGTGGTCAATGCCAACGGTGCGCCGGTTACCGTCAACAATGCGACCACGGTGACGATCAACGCCACCAGCGAAGTCGTCATGAACACACCTACGTTGCAGGTGAACGGCAACATCAAGGCCACGGGAAACATCACCGATGGCACCCGCTCGATGGCCGCCGATCGCTCGCTTTACAACGAGCACGGCCATTCGCCCAACAGCACGAGCCAGCCAAGCCCGCAGCAATGACCGATATCGCAACCGTATGGAACGTCCAGTACGCGCATGGCGACTGGGCGATCAATGGCGCGGACCTGCTTTCGGGCGACGACCTCGCGACGGCCGTTTACATCAGCCTCTTCACCGATCGGCTCGCGGAAGCCTCGGATGTGCTGCCGGACAATATCGGTGATCGGCGCGGTTGGTGGGGCGATGCCTACGACGAATATCCCATCGGTTCGCGTCTGTGGTTGCTGTCGCGCTCAGTGCTGTCGCAGGTCATAGCCAACAAGGCCATCGATTACGCCACCGAGGCGCTGCAATGGCTGATTGGTGACCAGGTGGCCGCATCGGTCGCGGTGACCGCGGCCATCACACTGCCGAAAATGTTGGCGCTGACGGTCGTCATCAGCATGGCGAACGGCACCACTCGCACGCTCAAGTACAACTGGGCTTGGAACCAGATCGCGGCATAGCACGCGGCCAATCAAGAGCAACGCCACCAGCCGCCTTCGGGCGGTTTTTTATTGCCCGGAACCCTGAGACATGCCCTTTAGCCGGCCTCAATTGTCGACGCTTCTGCAGCAGGCAGCTGCGGACATTTCTTCGGGCGTGCAGGGCACCGACGGGTTGCTCCGCTTCTCGAATCTTAACCTGCTCGGGAAGACAGTCGCCGGCCTGGCCAATGAGCAGTATGGGTATCTGGACTACATCTCGCTCCAGACCAATCCCTACACGGCCACCGACGAATTCCTCGAGGCCTGGGCGGCGCTCAAGAACATCTTTCGCAAGGCGCCAAACGCCGCCACGGGCACGGTCACCTTCCAAGGCACCGCCGGCACAACCATCCCCGCCGGCACGATCATCGTGCGCGGCGATGGCTATACCTATACGACGATTGCCGCCAGCACGATTGCCACCGGTGGAACGTCGGTCACGGTCGCCGCGATGGCGGTGTTGCCGCCCATCGACCCGGTCAACAATCCCAGCGGCAGCGGCGCGATCGGTAACACGGCGGCCGGAACGATCCTCACCCTGCAGGCGCCCATCCAGGGCATCCAATCGAGCGGCGCGGCCGCCACGGTCTTCACCGGCGGCGCCGATGTCGAACTCGACTCGTCGCTGCGCACGCGCATGCTGCTGGCCTACCAGACGCCGCCGCAGGGCGGCGCGTACAGCGACTATCCGCAATGGGCGCTCGCGGTGCCGGGCGTCACTCGCGCTTGGTGCTCACCGAACGGCTTCGGCACCGGCACGGTCGTCACCTACATCATGCTCGACATGTCCGAGGCCGCGAATGACGGCTTCCCGGTGGGTACGAATGGCATCTCTGCGTATGACGTATTCCCGAACGGCACGGCGCGAGGGGTCGTGGCCACCGGCGACCAGCTCACTGCTGCGAACGATATTTACGACGAGCAGCCCGTTACGGCGCTGGTCTATCTCTGCGCGCCGACGCCGAACACGATCAACTTCAACATCACCGGGCTTGGCATGCCATCAACCGCGACGCAGGAAGCTATCGCGTCGGCGATCGACGCCGTCTTCCTGGTGAATGGCTCGCCCACGCCGAACGCCAAAAACCAGCCAGAATACGTCGACATCGACCTAATCTGGTCGGCGGTGGCGGCAATCTCGGGCACGGAAGGCTTCGTCATCGCGAGCCCGACTGGAAACATCCCGAACGTGGTTGGCGAGTTGCCTGTTCTGGGCACGGTTACGTATTGATGAGCATCCCGGATTATGCGGTCGCCGACTTTCAGTCGGCGCTTCTGAATTTGCTCCCGCGTGGGCGCGTCTGGCCAAAAGACCCGAACTCCGTGCAAGCGCAGGTGATGGGCGCGATCGCACCGACATATTGGCGCGTAGCGCAAGCGGCGGTCGACCTGATCGCTGATTCGTTCCCGGCAACCGTGATCGACATGCTGACGGAATGGCAGCTATCGCTTGGTCTACCGGATCCGTGCGCTGGCCAGGCGCCTACGCTCGTGCAGCAGCGTCAGCAGATCGTCGCGCGCCTCACCGATAGCGGCGGCCAGTCGATTGCCTATTTCACGAACCTGGCCACGCAGCTCGGATACGCGATCACCATTTCGCAATTCGCGCCGTTTCGCTGCGGACAAAGCAGGTGCAGCCAGCAGTTGGGAAATACCGACTGGTTTTTCCTCTGGCAGGTAAACGCGCCGAGCAACACGGTGCAGCCCTTCTTGGCCGGCCAATCGACTGCCGGCGATCCCCTCGGAAGCACTGGAAATGCGGTTTTGGAGTGCGAGCTCCAGGAGCGGCAGCCGGCGCACACCCTTCTGCAATTCCTATTCGGATGATCCCATGTATCAAATCGACAATTCATCGGCTGCAAGCACCCAGCCGGCGAGCACTGCGCAAGGAACGGCGGGTTGGTTCACCGACGGCAATGCCGCTGGCGGTATCGCTGCGACAATCGTTCCAGCCGAATGGTTGAACAGCGTCCAGGCCGAGCTCTGCAACCTCGTTACGAAAACCGGCGAGACGCTCACCAAAAACACATTCACGCAGGTCGCTCAAGCGATCCAATCGGGCAAGCTCAACTATGGCACCGATACCGGGACGGCGAATGCGTACGCAGTCTCCTACACGCTTCCGCTTGGGGCGCTGTTCACGGGCCTGACGCTTTCGTTCCAGGCTCTGCATACGAACACCGGCAACAGCACGTTGAACGTGAGCGGCCTGGGATCTTCTCCCATCTATGGTGCTGCGCACGTCCCGCTGCAGGGCAATGAGATCCTGGCCGATGGCTTTATCGAGGTGACCTGGAACGCTGCTCTCAATGGCGGCGCGGGTGCATGGGTTTTACTCGAGCAAACCGGTGGGGCAACGCAGGTTGCCCCGGCGACGCAATCGCAGCAGGCTGTGCAATTCGGCCAAGTTGCCGGCGTCATTGGCTCTGTGCGCAATCTGAAATGCTCAAATACCGCAGCGTCAACAAGCCTTACATGGACAGCCGATGAAATCATCGTCGAAAGCGCTCTCGCTGGTTTGCGCTATTGCCTTGGGAGCTTCAATCAGACGCTCAATGGCGCCACTGTCGGTCTAGGCGGCCTAGATACAGGTGCGCTGGCGGCAAGCAGCTATTACGCCGTCTATGCAGCCTACACGAGCGCCGGTGCGGCAGGAATTTTCGCTCAGCTTGAGCCTTCGGGGGGCGCCACCTCAGTTTACGGTGGCACGCATCTACCAGCGGGGGTTATTGCCACTGCATTGATTGGCGTGTGGCCGACTAATGGAAGCAGCCAGTTCATTCAGGCTTTCTGGACAGGTCGTCGGCTGCATTTCAATACGACGATGGCGGCTACTACCAATTCGCAGATCAGTTCGCTCACATCCCTAAGCATCTCCAGCATCGTTCCAAAAAGCGCCATATTTTGTTCTGGCCTGGGAACGGTGCTCGGGACAACACCTCTCCAAAACCTCCAGCTAAATGTGGCGGGCACGTCCTATGGAGCCGGTGAGCAGCAGGTGTCCCTTTCCAATCAAGCAGCAGGCGGTGCGAATGATTTGGTTGGCGCATCGCTCAGTAATATTCCCATTGTTACTGCTCAAACCGTGTACTGGAGCGCATCCATCACATCCGGGACGTTTGTCACGGTGATCTTCTACATCTCCAGCTACGAAATCTGAGGTATCTATGAACAGTGTGCTTAACGTCCAATTCTCCGATGCAACTGAGGCTTCCATCAGCGCGTATTTCAGCAGTCCGCAATCGGCATCGTCATATCCCAATCTTGGCACGGTAGCGACAAGCGATACACGCTGGTCGGCTTTCTACAATGCATTATCGGTCAGCGCTCAATCATCTCTCCCATCCCCGACGGCGACATAGACGGCTTCCATCCTGGTGGCTTCACCATATAGAACACCCTCTCCGTCCACGACCTTGCATCGCTAATGTCGCTCCATAGCAGCCCGATCTCGCCGAAGTAGGCATCCGTGAAATTGTTTGGCTTCTGCATACGCGCTAGGCCATATTTCGGCTTGGCTCCAGGGATCTCACGCTGCAGTGTCCCAAACAACTTGTCCCAAATCGGCAGTGTATTGCAGTAGTTCATGTCGATATATTCGCGATTGCTCGCGTGATGAACGCGGTGATCTGAAGGCGTCAGTATCAGCCTGTCGATGAAGAAGCCGAACTTGCCGCTAGGCCATAACTCTTCGCTGAAATGAATTAGCGCGCCCCAACAGCCATCGATAACCATGCAGAGGATGAGAAGCTCCATGGGAATACCGAGCAGCGAGCAGATCGCAGTGCGCACAAAGGTGGCGTAGGCGCCCTGCAGGAAGAAGGCGGTATAGATCACGCCAAGGTTCATATGTTGCGGAGCGTGGTGCGGCGCATGCAGCACCCAGAGCAATCGCACCTTATGGCAGGTCCAGTGGTAGACGAAGTGGCTGAGTTCCCATACCACGTAGGCATAGACGAACCAGCGCACGCGCATCGTGGCATGGAGTGGCGCCCAGGCCGTGAAATGCTGCTGGGTCCAAACGAAGATGTTCAGGTTGATCAGCAGCCCGATTGCCAGGTTCAACCCATACATCAGAGTTGGAATCTTGTAGGCCCGGTAGAAGCTACCCATGGAGCGGCGATAGCCCCAAGCAATCAGCGCCAGCTCGACAAACAGCAGAATGGGGAAGAGCGGGGCGATGACTGCCTCAACACCTTGTACGCTGAGAAGCACTGCGAGCGTCATATGGTGGTCGACAATCAGCACCCTCATCTGCGCCAGACCGAAATACCGAATTAGACTGTTGAGCCATCCCATATCACCCCCTTATAGACCGCCTAAAGATCCATCGCGGCGCATGGTATCACCGCCATCGCGCCCACCTCGCCTCATTCTCGGCGCCGATCCACGCCACATCCCGCTCCGTAACATCCTCCCGCAGCGTTGCCCTCACCGACATGACGGCGATCGCACCGCCCATGTGCACGGATCGCGCCAGAGCGGCACGCTGCGCCAATTCCAACGCGCCCACCGCTCGATCTGGTTGACGGCTTTCTCCGGTGTTGGGTAGAGCGCGTGCCAGCTCGGCTTGCCATCTCGGCCCTTCGGATGCACCGAGGCGTACCAGCGGCCGTGGATGTCCGTTGACACGTAGGCGAACATCACCGACTGGGCGGGATCCTGGATATGCGCGTGCCACGTGTTCAGCAACTCCTGGCCCATGCGCGACCTTTCCCATCGGACGGTGGCCTCTCCAAGGTCGTGGATCATCGTGTCTTCCATGCTGGCGAGCCTACACCGGCGCTGTCTCAGTCCGTGGCATGATGGTCCACCCGCATGACGGAGCTTGGCCGTGTGTTACAGCGCGCAGATCTGGGCTGATTTTCGCAAGTACGAGCGCTTTGGCGGCACGCTCGACATCACTGCGTTCGTGAAGCTGTTCTGGGAGCGAAAGCGCGCCGGCGACTGGGTAAGGAAGGTGCCGCGGGCGATGCGCGACTCGTTCGCCCAGCCGCGTAATGCTGCCGAGCGCGAAGCCGGCGAGATAGCGATCGCCGCCTACCGGGACGCCGCCCTGGCGCTGGAGGGCGAGATCGCGACCCAGACCGAGCGGCTGGTCCGCGCCCAGGCCGATCCACCCCAGGATCTGCTGCTGGCATGCCTATGGCGTTACGCCGAGCCCGAGGGCGACGAGCCGGGCTTCTATTCCTTCGCGGCCATCACGCGAGATCCCCCACCTGAAGTGCATGAAGCCGGTCACGACCGGTGCGTCATCCCGATCCGGCCCGAACACCTGGACGCCTGGCTCGACCCTGACCCGAAGAACCTCGCCGCGTCATACGCTATCCTCGATGACCCCATCGACGCGTATTACCAACATGAGCTGGTCGAGAAGGAGGGGGCTGAAACCCCTTGATTGCTGCTATGCCATCGAAAAGGTTGCGATATGCCCTAGCTGGCCCTATACTTTTTGGACTCTGAGCGCGGAAGCGGCACCAAGAGAGGCTCTGTTAGATAGAGCACGGATCGGGCCCCCGCTACCAGATCTTTCTTGGACAAGAAAGCCTCCTCGTGAGGCTTTTTTGTTGGCCGAAGGGATTGCGGTGCACTTTGTCAGGCATTTTTGCTATGAAGGGGTGCGGGAAAGAGCCTGGAAGAGTCGGGACATCGGCGAGATAAGGGAATGGGCCGCTTGAGCCCATTTTTTGTTTCTGACGACGGTAGACGGACCACATGGATACGCTAGCTCTGGCACAACGCTTCACCGAAGTTCTGGCTGATCTTCAGCTCGAATGCCTCGGTGTCGAATTCAGCCCTTCGCAGGGACAGAGCACGCTGCGCGTCTATCTCGATGCGGACGGCCGCGAAGTTACACTCGACGATTGCGAATCGGCCAGCCGCGAGCTTTCCGCCATGCTGGATGTCGAGGATCCGATTCCCGGCCATTAC